CGTTGTGTATGCAAGAATGATGTAGTCTTGTTTATCAAGCGTCTACGCATGAATCTCAATACGCTTTTGAATCAGGAAGCCGACGAGAGGTTCCGTGTTTCTCTCTCCCGCCTACTCTTCCAGATAGGTTTTTCGAAGAAGCTGACTTATTACCAGCTTCGCAAGTTATTAATTGAAAATGAATCGTTTAAGAAATCATATTATGCGCTCAAAAAAGAAAAGAATGATGCAAAAAGAGTTTGGCGAACTGAATTGTTTCGCTACTTCATTGTTAGCGAGTATGGCCCCGCACACAAGGACAAGCCATCCTATCACCGCCCGCATTACCACGGCCTATTGTTCGTCGAAGATGCGACAATTCTACGGTTACTCCCCGGTGCAATCCGTAAGAGTTGGACGTTGTGTGATAGCGGGAATATCGATGTCTCGGTTGTCTCCGACCAAAAGGCAGCCGGATATGTCGCTAAATATGTTACGGGCAATACTACTCTTCCTGCAATTCTCAAAACTAAACTTACGCGCACATTCTATCTCTCTTCTCGACGCTCAAATAGCTGTGTTCTGTCATACTCGCCTGAAAGACTTACGGAAATGTACGAAAGACGAACTGCTGTCACAACTCAACAGCGTTATAACCGAGATGGCTCCGTTGAGTTTGTTGATGTTCCTGTACCCCAATATGTTCTCTCTCGATATTTCCCTAAGTGTTCGGGCTATGGTACGCTTTCTTCTGCAAGTAAATTACGCGTATATTCAAGGTTCTATGCGCCTACTCCGCTCGATGAAGAGTTGACCAGGTCTATATACGTCGATTACCAGGTCTATCCACATTACACATTCAATCCGTATACCGGTGAGAACTATTGTGATATTCCGAGTGAGTTTTGTGTGTCCGACATTACTGCTGCTCGTGCCTGTGCCCGTTGGTGTAAGATTATGAAGTGCACTCCCAACGATTACTTGAAAATCTTGGATTGGTTTTATTTCAAGCGTGAAATGTATAAACTCGAACAGCAATATCTTCTTGCCGAGGAACATAGGAACATTTTTTATGACATGTTCATCTTGGACGATTTGCCCCGTCATATCGATGTCGATTGTACAACTCTTGACCCCCTTGCGATGTCTGACGATATCATGAGACTTCGTTTTTCTTCTGTTGGTCAATATGTCTTTGAAATTACCGGTTCCGATGTTTCTGCATTCTATGACGATGATGGCAATCTTGACATGTCTCTTCTCGATGAGTTTTGTGAAGCCAATCAGTCGTATTATGCGGATTACTTGAACGGTGTCGATGACGATATAGTCTTATCGAACAAGTCCAAGGTGTTGAATGACGATATACTGAATAGTGTATATTAATACTATACTAAAGTATCATTTTTATGTTTAATTTAATTTTAAAGTTATGTTTGGTAGAAAAAACCCTAGTTTGAATGTCAATCCCGCATCTACTCCACGTAATGCGTTTGACCTGTCTGAGCGTCACCTCTACACCCAGTGTCCTGGCATGATTCTCCCTGTGTTCGTCAAGGACTTGAATCCGGATGAGAAAATCAGTGTGAACATCGCTTCCGAAATTCAGGCCCAGACTTTGAAAGGTCGCCCGTTCCTTGGAATGAAGCAGCAGTTTGCCGCTTATTTCGTTCCTTATCGTTTGCTTTGGTCTTACTGGAAGCCGTTTATTTCTGGGTTGAGTTTCAACAACACGTCTACGTCTTCGGCTCTTGTTCACAATAATAGTTCTAATTCTGTTATTCGTGTTCCTGTTTTTAAGCCGTATTCCTTGCTGTCTTCGGTTTACAAGTTGGCAGGCACTAATAACAGTGGTGGTTTTCATGGTGCGTTTGGCCCAGGTACCCGTGCTTCTGTTTCTACTCCCTCTGGTGAGCGGTCATACACTTTCCCCGACAATTTCCGTTCTGACTATTTGGGTTTTGATTTTGGTGCTGGTTTTGCTCGTCTGTACGACATGCTTGGTTATGGCAATCTCGTTGCCAAGAAGAATGGAAGTTATCCTCAAGCATTGCTTAATTACGAGGTCAATGCGTTCCGTTTTCTGGCTTATCAGAAGATTTACCAGGACCACTTTCTTGATGACCGGTTTGAAAAGCGTGACGTGAGCAGTTACAATGTCGATGGTTTGTTTTCAAAAGGTAAAACTGAAGTGGCTCAATTGGAGTCGTTTTCGCCACGATATGCCAAGTACAACAAAGATTTGTTGACAAATTTCCAGTCTTCTCCTTTGTTCCTTTCTGGTGTCGATAATAGAATTAAAACGTTTATCGGTTCAGACCCGTCTATCGATAGGGTTGGTGATACGCTTGTTTCTTTTGATGATTCTTCGAGTTCTACAGGAATTTCTCAGCTTTCTGCATCAACTATTCGGAATTTGTTTGCTCTTGACAAGATGGCCCAAATATCGTCTCGTGCTTCCAAGACTTATCGTGCTCAAATGTTGGCGCATTATGGTGTCAAGGTAGATGATGAGAACACGATGTCCAAGTATTGCGGCGGTTCCGTAACCAATCTCGATCCAACCGCCGTTATCGCATCTACCGATGGTACTGCTGGCTCTTCTTCTACTCAGTTTGGTCAGCAAGGCTCGTTTATTGATGTTAGGTCTGACGGTCATATCGATTTTGAGTCTCGCGATTTTGGTGTGTTTATGATTGTGTCCTGGTTGTCTGTCGCGCCTCAATGGGATTCCTATGGAATTGATGTGTTCAACACGAAAATGACCAAAGAGGACTATTATCATACAGAGACTGCCGACCTTGGTTTGCAGCCGTTGACCACCGACCAATTAGGTTCGTTGGATTTTATTTTCATTCGAAAGCCTGACATGCCTTCGATTGGAATGTTCAACGGTCGGAAATTTGAATCGATTGATATCAGTTCTTCTACGGTTTACGGCTGGTCTCCTCGCTATAGCGAGTATAAGAGTTCTTACGATAGGATTCATGGTGAGTTTAGGAATCCTATTGTAGTTGACAGTAAGGGTGCCAATGATGTTTTTGTTCCATTTACGACGGGTTCGTTGTCGTTTATGACGCTTCATACGATTCCTCCTTATTATGGCTCCTCCACCCCTGTTACTCTTGACACTATATCTATTCGTCCTGATGTTCTCAATGATGTAGTGGAAGTTGCCTATAACGGACTTGAGAATACAGACCCGTTCCGTGTTGATACGAATTTCTCTTGCTCCATCATTCGGAATATGTCCGTGAATGGTCTTCCGAGGATTCAGTAGTGTTTTTGTTTTTTTTTTATTCAATAAATTGATGTATTAAGTTATGGCAAATGTATTTAAATATCCTGGTTTTGAGCGTGATGAAAGTTTTTTTCGGTCTCCTTCTATAGCTCCAGCTTCTGCCATTGTTGGCTTTGATAAGGTTGCTGCTGAGCAGTTTGAGAAGTTGAATCCTGTATTATCTAACGGTCATCGCTTGAATCCGATTACCGTCATTTTGGATAATTCGGTACCTAAGGAGGTTTCTCAGGTTCTTGTTCAATTCATTCAGAAGCAGCCGAAAGGTACTGATTTTGGCAATCTTTCTGATGATGAACTTCTGAGTGTTCTCCCCTCTCGTTATGCTCAGTCTCAACCCGAGTTGGATTTAGTCCGTGACGCGTTGCTTGCTTATGCTTCCAGACAAGGTGTTGGTGAGTCTGCCGTCCAGGCTGCCGTCCAGCAAGCTGCTGTAGCGGATTCCTCTGTTTCTGCTTCTGATTCTGTGTCTTCTGATTCTAAACCTGCTGAATGATGAGTTATTTTGATTTGAACAGGGGGGCCTTGTGCCCCCCTACTTTTGATTTTCGTAAGTCAATGCCTGTTCCTGCTGTGCTTGGCCCTATTGCTGGTGCTGGTATTTCTGCGATAGGTAGCATTATTGGTGGCAGTAGTGCTGCTGCTGATAATTATGAGAATCAATCGCGTTTGATTGATAAGATGAATGAGTATAATACTCCTGTCAATCAGCGTGCTCGATTGGAGGCTGCTGGATTGAATCCGTATTTAGTTTCCGGTGGAATCTCTCCAGGTGATCAGCAATCCGCTGGTGACGTTGCTGCTGGTACGAATGCTCGGTCTTCCGGTTATATTGTTGCTGCCAATCAAGTTGGTGCCATGGCTGAACAGATTGCCAATGTTCGCAAGACGAATGCGGAAGCTTCCGAGGTGGAGATTAACAATGAAACCCGACGGACAGAGAATCAGTTGCGTGTTGATACTGCTCAGGCTCAACTTGATGATATGACGTTTAAGGTTCAGAATATGAATTCTGAATCTCTTCGAAAACTTAAGAGTGAAGCGGATGAAGTTGCACAGCGCCACAAGAATCTGATTCTCGAAGGTGACAATTTGGGATTGGTTGCACATAAATTGATGGGTGAAATTCGTGGTTTGGATTTGGACAACGTTCAGAAGGAGGAATTCCTTGAGCAATATGAGGCTTATCTTCGTTTGCAGCGTTCTGTTATGCAGATGCAAGTTAGTACCGGTTATCAGAACGCGAATAGCAATGCTTTGTCTGCTCAGGCGAGTATGCTTGGCTCTTCTGCTGCAATGATGAATGCCAAGACTGCCAAGGAAATGTTACCACATCAGACTAGGAATCTTGATTCTCTTAGTGATTCTTATGATTTGAAGAATTCATACGATAGAAGTACGTATTATGATCGTATAGGTGAACAGGCTTGGAAGACTAAATCGTCGAAACATCAGGCTGAAATGGATGAGTTTGATATGAAATCTCAAAACTCTACCTGGTGGAATGGTGTTTTTCAAGGTTATTTGCCTTTCGCGCCTGGAATGTATAAGTCAATGCGTGGTCGTTGATTTGATAGTGTTTATTATTTGTTTTTGTTTAATTTAATTATTATTTTTGCAATGAAAAAGAAAACTGTTGAAATCATTGCTAACGTGATTGTAGCTGCTCTTACTGCGCTGCTTACTTCACTTGGCGTTCATTAAATTTTAGTTGTTATGTCATTTAAAAAGAAGCTTCTTTATGTTTTGTTGGCTGCGGTCTTGTTTTTCTATGTAATTCCGTTGTCGATTGCTCTTATTGTTGCGTTGTTAACACATTGATTAAGAGGATTTTTTTTACTTTAATTAACAGGGATTTTTTTTGAAATCTCTGTTTTTTTTGTTATTTTTACATTATAATAATTAATTAGTTTAATTAGTCAAGTCGATGTAATAGAAGGTTGACAATTTTAATGCTGTTTCATCGATATGATATCGACATTTAAGAATGTGATTAGTAGGGACTTTGTTCCCTACTTTTTTTTTGCCTCAATTCTCTGCCAGGTGAGCGCAGCGAACACAAATTAGGTCGGATAGTGAAGCATCCGCTCAGGATGCGTAACGGTCTCGCAGTGCATACCTATTGCCCGCCGCAGGCGAATAAAGGACGCGTCAGCGACTGCTCCCTCTCAAAGTCTTTTTCATGGATTGTTTTTGTTTCTCACTTACCGCTTCAGCGGTTGCGTGTCCCCATCCGCAACCTCGTTTCTTGACAGTAATTAGGTAAGTGACATATATTTTGTTTAACAAATTGTTGTTTTTTGTTAAATATCTGTGTTTTTTTTTATTTATCATACTTCCGATTATCTGATTTTTTATTATGTTTGCATCCGTATTAACATTTAATCTTTTTTGATATGAGTTTTTGCTTTGACAATTTCAGTGTTACAAAGAATTTCAAGTTCGATGAACTTGTTTTTACTTCTGTGAAATCCCCCAATTATCCATCTTCAAATATTACATTGTTCAATCTTTATGAATCTACCAGTAAGCTTCAAAGATTTCGTGATGTCGTTTTTCATCGGCCTGTTGTTATTAGTTCTGGCTTTCGCAGCTTCACTGTTAACCGTGCCGTAGGTGGTGTTCCGTCCTCTGACCATTGCAAAGGTTTTGCATTTGACATCAAAGTTCCAGGTATGGAGCCTTACAAGGTTTTCATGTCTCTTCATGAATATAGCAAATCCAATCCCGATTTGTTTGGTCAGGTCATTTGCTATCCTACTTTTGTCCATGTTTCTTTCAATCGTGAGAAGCATGTGAATGATTTTTTCTGTAAAGATTTGCTTTGATTGATGGATAATCGTCTAAAATCTCTTGTTTTCAATTCGTGCAAGCATCCTGTAAGAGTGTTCAAAAATGGAAAGTATATGTATGTACCTTGTGGCCATTGTGCTCCTTGCATTCTCAAGCGTTCCAAACAACTCACTGGACGTGTCCTTGAGGAATTCAAAGCTTCCCGTTACACTTTGTTCTTCACTCTTACTTACGACAATGCACATATACCTCTTGTAAGTTTCAATGAACAATATAGCAGATGGATTCCGCATTATCTTCAACCTTGTGTGCCTCCTGAGAGCAATGCTCCAGCTGGTACCCCTCTTGGTTACCCAGAAGCATACATGCTTCCTAAAGAGTTTGGTCGTAATGCTCGTATTCCTCGCATTCATAATTATCATGATCGTTCTGTTTTTGGTTGTGTATGCAAGAATGATGTAGTCTTGTTTATCAAGCGTCTACGCATGAATCTCAATACGCTTTTGAATCAGGAAGCCGACGAGAGGTTCCGTGTT